CCAAAACTGGAAGCAGGATCAAGGCCAACGAAATTGCCAAATTTTATGGCAGCAGTGCCCATCACTGCCAAGACTGGCAGAAAATAAATCCTGCAAAGTATCGTAAGAGCTACATCACAAACATGTATGGGTCGGGGAGACTTAACAACCCTATTGCCATGCTCATCACGTTCTACCTCAAGGACCTCATCCTTGTAGCAAACCGTGCTAAAGAGACCCAAAGTCTCTCCTCTCTTGAGCCTGTCCATCCCAACCGTTACCATCCGTTTGATGGTCCTCGCTCCCTCGTTGTCTTTGAACTGTATCTTGTTCTTTCCACTGACTGTGTCAGGGATTGAATCAAAGTACTTGTTCTTTTGACCACCTACGATTAGTCCGGAGGACGTGTTGAGGTTCATAGAAGAAGCAAGAGTTGTGTCGAAACCGTTCAAAGCCTCGGTCACAGTGCACGGTCCCAAACCGGTAATGAACGAAGTGTCAGAGGTGGCAGCCAGGCCATCAAAAGTGTTCTGGAAGTGCTCTCTGATCGCCATGTTAGCGTTCACGAAACTAAAATACTCGTGTTTTATGGGGTTGTTAGTCCTCCTAAACATTTTCTCGAATGTTCCGTAGCCGGATCCACGCGGTGGTGAATACAGTTTCGCAAGTTTGCCAACGAATGGTACGTGGGTCTTGACGGTGTCAAGTTTGGGTGAAATGCGAAAGTCGGTGGCAAACGTCGCACCACCTTCGTACAAACTACCATGTATGGTGTACTTGGAGTTGCCGATGGCAGTTTGAAGAGCACTGTCGCGATGAAGGTAGCTAACCTCTTGCAAGGCGTGCAAAGCCTCACCACCGCAAACCACAGGATCCGTAACCATCCAACCACCACTCATTGGCTGCACGCAAACAGAACCTCTGTTCTTCAAATGCTGCAAGTGAGCGAGTAATTTATCGATGATCTCCCTGGTGACTGGTGCACCAAGGATTAAAGTGTCGCGAGCGCCAGCGCTATGAATAGCAACTATCATCCGATTGGACATGAATGGAAGACCGCACTCGCCTTTCGAGCCAGTGCCCACTCCTGCAAGAGACGTACGGACCTTGCTCTCCAAGGTCCCCGAATCATACTTGCATTCGTTAAGTCCATGGGAATCAACCGAATCAAGGTGAAATCCCTCCTCGTGAGAATACTCACTATCATAAACATGAGGTAAGAATCTCTTAAAGGTGGGCATAGCCCTGGTACCAAAGTCCAACTCACTTCCGAACAACTTCAGAATGTTGGGCACAGTACCAGTGCTGGGTACTTCAACCAAAGCGCAATCCGATGCACCATGGAACCCACCACCGACAGGCAGGTTTCCCAAGGCTGATCCAGACGCTATGGCAGCGTATGGAACGATGAAAGGAGGAATGGGTTGTCCAGACTTCCAGAACACAGTGACCCGAAAGTAGGGGCACTCGTGATCGAAAGCGTGGTCGTTGACCAAAAGGACAGCGTTGTTGCAGTTGTTGCAAATGAGCATGCCATATTGTTGCATCACAGAGCCGATGGATACTGCAACTTCCGAATCGCCGTCATTAACTCCCTGGACCCTCACTCTAACCAGCGATTGCTGGGTCATGCAGACCGATTGCTCGTCTGAAATGGTGGGGTGTGCAGGTTTAACTGAACCACGCCTGGTCATGTCAAAAGGTTTGCCTCCAAAGGCACCCTTGTAAACTTTCCTGGCTTGGAACAGATGGTTATTGTTTCGGGGACGGAGGTCGATAATACCCTCGTTCGTGTCAACTGGCTGCTCTTGCAACTCACCCTCCTCTGATTGCTCAGAGAAAAGCGATTTCATG